CAACACCAATCCCTTGGGACGTCCTAAACAAGTTAGCCTAATTCACACCTTGCACGGGGGAGATGTTCGGTGTCGTGGGAACCCGGAGGGTGCCCCGACATCTCCCCGTGCTGAAGGCAACGCTCCGCCCAAACAGCCCAAGCCTAAGATCAGAAATAGCCCCGCAGGGACATGGCGAACGTACCAGAGAATCCACGTACATTGCCTTCCACCCAATCAGAAAGTTCAAAGGGAACAGACCATTCCCCTTCCGGAGTAACGTACTCCTCCTTCACCGGTCGGTACTTCCAATCAGCATAAGCGCTAAGAGAAGTAAAGCTGCAAGCTAGCTGTCGAGGAGCCAAACGCGCAGCAAGGTCGAAAAACTCCTCACGCGTCCGTGCAAGAATGATCTCGTGCCAGGAGTCATTGGAGGGTCGCTCAGAGCTATCCTCATCGCCGCCGGGTCGAGTCCCCTTCTCCCCGACAAGATAATGCCCCTCTTTCGTGCCTGCATGCTTGCCCACGTAATCCCAGCCTCGTTCAGGTCGTGTTCGACGGACGCGAATGTTAGGAACACGCGTTCCAACCGTAAATGTTCGTCGGGCATCTCCATCCGTGTAAGGTTCGTCAAAGCAACACATAGCGTGGAAATGAGGCTTTCCATCCTGATGTAGCTCTCGACCAACCCGGTAGTTGCATCCAAGTCGTTCAAGGATTGCGACAATTCCAGAGCCATCGAACTCAGCGGGTGTGGTGGGATATGTAAGCATGAAAAACTGTTCTCCATCGAGCTTGTACTTGGCAGGCATCCTGAGATTTTTTGGCGAGACTAATGTTATAGCCAAAAAAAAAAACGCGAACCCGTCCTTCCTTAAATACCGACCGCCCCCCGCCCCGAACAAAAATTCATAATGTCCGCAAACTCCTCAAACTCCGTTAACTCCGCAAACCCCGATGGCTTATCTCCGCAAACGTCGGTACGTCCGACGCAAGTCTGGCTCGTACAAGGGAAGGCGAACAACAAAGCTTTCCGCACGGCGCTATCGCTCCACAGGGAGAACGCGACGCTCAACCCCCAGACGGCCAATGTCCAAGAGACGCATCCTCGACATCACCACGGTGAAAAAGAGAGATAACATGCAAGCGGCCTCTAACACCACAACCCCCGGCACCGGAGCCATCGTCAACGGCCCTGCCCTCATCCCCTCCAATACGAGCACTGACGTCAACGTTAATACCCCGTGCGTCATGGTGTGGAACGCTACTGCACGAGATCTCACCAACAACGCCGGCACATACAACCCCCGATCCATCGAAAGTGCACGTACCAGCACAACGCCCTACATGGTTGGTCTCCGAGAAATTGTTGAGGTCCAGACCGCCTCCGGCCTTCCTTGGCAATGGCGCCGCATCTGCTTCACGTACAAGGGTCCTCCCCCTGGTACAGGCCCAACTGCCACCTTCGTCCCCTATCGCGAAGACTCCGACGGCTACAAACGCATGTTAACCCAACCCAACGGCGATAAGAACTCTGGCCAGATCTATGATCTCTTCACGATACTCTTCGCCGGTCAAAACGCATCCGATTGGCGCGACCCCATGACCGCCAAGCTAGACCGCAGTCGCATTACCGTCAAACACGATAGTATCCGAACTATTGCCGCAGGCAACGAGTCAGGCATGATTCGTAAATACAAATTCTGGCATCCAATGGGGAAAACGCTAGTGTACAATGATGACGAAAACGGTGACAGCATGATCACCAACTACACTTCCGTAAATAGCAAAGCTGGGATGGGAGACTACTGGATTATAGATCTAGTCCGTTCTAGGCTCGCAGCCCCTTCAGCCACCATGACCTTCGAGCCCAGTTCTACTCTGTACTGGCACGAAAAATAGGCTCCTTCACTTCGTAGAAAATACAATTGTCCTCCAACCATGCCCAATCCATACCCACTCGATCATTGTACACCGGAGGCTCGTCCCGAGGGTCCATGTTGCAAATGAAGATCGACGGTTTGCCCCACTTAATAGACTTCTTCTTGCCGTACTTGTCCTGAATGGTGAAAGCAAACTGACCACCCAACCAATTTTTGTAGTTGAAATAGCCAGCCTTCAAACCACCCAGCATATCGTCCCAGACTGCGTACTCCTGCTCTTGTGGGTGAAACTCAGCCATATCCCATAAGCCACCGGCGTAATAGTGGCTGCCTAGTGATCGAGCCCACACTGTCTTTCCAAGCCGAGTCGCACCAAACAACACCAATCCCTTGGGACGTCCTAAACAAGTTAGCCTAATTCACACCTTGCACGGGG